TCTGCCAACGGCCAAGATCCTTCATTTTCTGCGCGCCGGCGGCTGTGCCAACCATGTTCGGTATCTTGACGCCAGCCTCATGTGCGCACCAATTGACGAAACTGCCGCACCAAGGCAGGCCATTAGCGCCTGTGAACTCGCCGTACTTTGTAAGGTTTTCGCCTTTTTCTACTGTGCCAACTTCTGCAATTGCGATTTCAATAAAAGCTGCGGCCGTACCTTGTGGAAAATTACTCATGGAGCGGTTGGAATTTGCGCCTTATCAGCCAATCCACCTTGTGCTGGCAAGTCTCGCAATGACTGGCGATATTCTGCCCACGCCACTTTGTCAGTTGGTGCGTCCGTGTGCATTGTCCAGTCGCTAGCCGCTAGTTGAGCATTTCGCCATAATTTGATTTGTTCCCATTTTTGCTCATTTGTTGCATCAGGAAACATTGGATTAAATGTAAAGGTCATTATGGAGCCACCTCGTATATCGCTTGAAATGCAAATTGGTCGTTAGTTGTCCAAGTCATTGGAGTTGTTGAGCCAGGAAATGCTTGTGCCGAATAACTACCACTAGTCAATTGTAATTCAACATAAGCGGTATTGCCTGCTAGCGTTGCCATACCAAAATAAACTGTTGTTCCAGAATCTAAAATTCTTACTGGTACAATGATGTTTGGTTCACTTTGATTTACTGGCAAAGATATTTCAGGGCGCCCTGATAATGAAGAAGTGGAACCAAATGTAAATCTGTAATTAAGATAAACAATGTTTCCAACTTTACTATATCGGGCCGTTTCGGTTCCGTTGCCTCTTACAAAATTTGCAATGGTTGGTGTCCAAGTTGTCCAAGCACCTTCCCATTTCAATCCAGTAGTTTCACCGCTAGCTGCTATGAGTGTTGTGCCATTTGCACCTACCGCTAGACGGGCTGGCGTGTCAGCCGCACTTGCCGCAATGAGATCGCCCTTAGCGTCCACAATTGCATTTTGAATAGCGTTAGTGTCATCAGTTGTGACCCATGTAAAATCCATGTCAGTATTTGAAGTTTTGCTTAATACTTGTCCGGTAGTGCCACCAAGCAAATCAGCCATTGAAGTTGCAACAGCTTGACCAAAGACTTCAAAATCTGCTGGTAAATCCGTGACCAAATCTGTGCTGGTCGGCATTTGCCAGCCAAACGGCGTTGTTGGATTAGCCATATATTCTCTCCTTTTTACGCCACTACGAGCGCGTGTTCCCAGTCAAGTGTGCCAGATATTGTGCTCCATTGCTCCGACACACTGACGTCTTGCCATTGCATTGCCTGTAAAGAAAACGCCAAAGGTGACATGGTCAAAGTGATAGAGAGTTCATTGTAAGAAGCTCTAAAAGTCCAGCCTTCAACAAAGCCTTGAAACGTACCGGCGGACATATTGAGTGGCAGGTCTGAGAGCGAAATTGGCTGGCCCATAAACACGTTAATGAGGCTGTCTCGATCACTGTCTTCTAACTCTGGATTGGTAAGCGCGTAAGTAATCTGCTCAAAATTTGGCCTTGGATAAGCTCGCAACGAAAGGTAGAAGGCAGCTTGAGAGGTTGCGTCAACTGTGTGTTTAATCGTAGTTGTGATGATTTGTGCCAAGTTGCCATATATGGCAATTGAGGCTGGATCTGTATCATTCACCTCGTTGGTGCTGTTTTGATTATAAAGAATTGTTACGTCATTGCGTATGTCGCCAGCGCGGGTCTTGATTGTTATGCCTCGACCTAAAGCGTGATTGGCTGTTAACTCTGTATAGCCGTTTGTTGCCAAGTAAATAGATCTATGAGTTGAGTCCGCATAGCTGATTTGGCCGCTGGCGTTTTCGTAAATGTAGCCAAGGCCAGAAGTGGCCAAGGCTGAAACAAGGTCATAAACCACTGTGGTTGATGATGAACGCTGTGCAAGCTCATAATTGCCTGGCGTGTCAATCTCGCCAAGGCCGGTGTTTTCTGCCGTAGCCCAAGTGACCGTTGGGTCATAGTCTTGCCATTGCAAAGCCGCTGGCACTTCACTCCAATTGTTGACCAGTAAGTCTGTCAAGATGGTCAAGATTTGGTCGCCGTCAAAGTCCTGAGTCAAGACACCGTCTGTAAGCGCCTTCTGAAGCCTTGCCAGAGCGCCCAAGGCAGTAAGTGTCACCTCTTGCGTGTACGCGCTTGAGCCGACCTCTGAGACGCTTACAGCTATGTCCACAATTGTTCCGCCAAAGATAGGCACAAAAACGGCAGACGTGTTTTGAACCTCGATTGTTAAAGCGTCGTTTATTTGGTACGGAATTGAAGTTTGGTCAAAGACTATTAAAGTGACTGAGCAATAACCTGCCTGTGCCTGCTCATAAATGTTTGTGCGCCCTGAGCTTATGTTAAGGCTGGCCAAAACTGAGTCAGTGACGTCTAAACCAGCAACCTTGACTCGCCAAACTGGCGACCATTGGGTCATTTTTCAATCCTGAAAGCTGTGGCCCCGCCTGTGCCTCTGTAAAATGAGTCATTAAGCGTGTTGACAATTGTGCGAGCTGTGCCTTCTGCGTCTATTGCCCCATTGACTGTGACGTTGAATGATGGCGCGCTATTTGCCCCGTATGTGAAAGAAGGATTTGCGGCTGTATATCCGTAATTGACGGGAGCAGCTGCCATTGCTGCACCGGCTGCGGCTGCCGTAACACCACCACCACTTGCTGATGATCCTGTGCCGGCGCTGACTGTTGGCACTTTTATGGTTGGTACTTGTGAGGTTGCACTTACGCTTGGAACGCTGACGGTCGGAATGTTTATTGTAGGCGCTGATATTTGTGAGACATTTGGCAAGAATGGCACTGAATTATAAAGACGGATAAGCGCGTTAATTCCTGAGACAGCTCCAGAGATTAAACTATTAAGGCCGTTAATGACGGCGCCAATGACGTTGATGATACCGCCGGCTATTTCGCCCACTACCTTGAACGCGCCGCCTAATACTGTAACCAGCACAGGCACAACGTATTTTTGAATGAAGTCAATAAACAAAGTGAATTCTGCTTTGTTGTCTTTTATTGCGTCTGTGATTGGCTTAAAGAAATCTGCAAATTTGCCTAAGGCTGGCACAACTTTATTGACCACAAACTCAACTAGCTGTTGAATTATTGGAAGCAAGCGAGCACCAACTGACTCTTTTGCCTCGTCAAATGTAACTTTAAGAATTTCCATGCGCCCAGCAAATGTCTTTGAGTTAGCAGCTGCAGCACCACCAAAGAGATCAGATAGCCTTCTTTGTACGTCTGTAAATGACATTGACTTTAATTCTGCTGCTGAAAGCCCAATGCCCAATTTGCCAAGTGCCGCTGTGTTTCCGTCGTAGGCTTTGCCTAGACTGTTTGCCACGCTGTCAAGCCCTTTGCCTGTTGCCTGGCTAATATCTAAAGCCAAAGAAAGTAGATCCTGAGCCTTTGTGACGTCATTTGTCGAAAGAGCCAACCTAGATAAAGCCGGACGCAGTTGGTCATCTGTCACGCCCGTAGCAAGTGATGTTTTAAGTATCTGTTTTTCAACGCTGGCGATCATGTCATTTGTTGCGCCTGTGGCATTTTTTAAAGATGTTGCAAGGCGTATTTGCGCGGCTTCGTCCGCAATAGCAGCTTTGACACCGTCAACTGCCAGCTTTACTGCGTAAGCACCGGCAGCTGCGCCGGCTGCGGCAAAGGCTAGGCCAGCCTTCTTGCTAAATTCTCCTAGTTTGCTGCTCGATCCTTCTACGTCATTGTTTGCGCTGTTAAGTGACTTTTTGAGTTGGTCAACGTCTGCAAGTATTGAGAGCTTGAGCGTTCTACTTTGCGCAACCATTAAAACTCCTTGAGAATCTTGTCAAAGGCATTTTCCCACTTGGCAATGATTTCAGGCTGAATGGCGCGCAAGGTTGGATAAATAAACCAGCCGTTAGATCCTCGACCTTTAGGCCCTGACCCTGACCAGATTGGAAATTGCTTGAACTTGTTAGATCCGAATTCGTTGCCGCCCCACAGCTCTTTTGTCGTACCGCCACCAGAGAATTTTTGACCTACAAAACCAAAGGATAATTCTCCAATCTTTGAGGACTTGGAAACCTTTGAACCGCGAGCAATTCTTTCAGCTGCAGTGCCTCTACGTTGAGCAGTGCCTATGATTTTGTCTTGAGCGAATTCTGCCAGAGCACCAGAAGCGGCTTTTGCCTGGACTGTGGCCTCAGCATCCATTGCCTTGAAAGCACCTAGGACTCGACGCAGATCAGCCTTGTCATAGGCAATTTCAACGCTGTCGGTCATTTTGCTTCTCCAATATCTCAAGCGCTGTGTATATCTGCTCCGCCGTTTGCCATTCGCTCATTGGTATCCCAGTCGCTAGGGCTAAGTCAACCAGTATGCGATTTACGCTTCCGGCGGCGTAGCTTTTGGGAGAACCTCACCGACTGTCACGTCTGCAACTGTCTCGCACCAGACTTCAAAGCCCTTGATTGGCTTGCCACCAGCTTCGCGCTTCATTGCATTCCACGCAAGAAACAGAAGATCC